TAAATGCTGTTTCTGGTGGTGTAGTAGATATATATAATAGTGTTGCTTCACTACCTAAATTATTAGATAAAAGATTTTACCAACCTACAAATCCAGAAAATCCTTGGAGTTATGATGCTCCTTGGCTTATAAAAAACAAACCAATTACTAACACTGTATGGGGTAATTTCCTTAGAAGTGGTATAGAAATGGTTGGAGGATTTGTTGGTACAGGAAAAGTTCTATGGGGTATTAAAGGTTTAAAAGGTGTAGCAACAGCAGCAAGAACTTTTGATGCGGGTAGAAAAGGTATTAAATTTGGTCAATTAAGTTTAGCTGCTGCACAAGGTGCTACGTATGACATGATTAGTAACCAATCACAAGAGTCAAATGCAGCAAGAGTTTTAGTAGATACTTTCCCTAGTACAGCTGGAATTTTAGAACCATTAGCTACTAATGATACTATGTCCCCTGCTATGAAATCTTTTTATAATATGGGTGAAGGTTTAGGTATTGGATCTTTTTTTGATTTAACCTATGAAGGTTTAATGGGTTTAAGATCTGCCCGTAAAGCTGCTAGAAAATCACAAGAAGCTATTACTGGTAATAAAGATCAAACAATTAAAGCAGTAAGAGAAAGTAGTGATACTGATTATGCTGCTAAAGAAGCAACGGTTCTTAAAGGTGCAAAACAAGCTTATGAAAAATCTTTATATCGTCAATATACAAATCAAGTAAAAAAAGCTGGATTAACAGAACCATTAACAAAAGACAAATTTTTAAAAAGAAATAAAGGTTGGGAAAGATTAGATCCAGAAATTCAACTTCAGAAGATGAATGAGTTTGCTGAAAAGAACGAAATTGATTGGGGAGATTACATTGATTTAACCAAAAGAGGAAGAAATCAAGCATTAGCTAATGTTGAATTACAAGCTGAACAATTAGAATTTGATTTATCTAAAGGTAAAATAAGAAAAAATCCAGCTTATTATAAAGGTGGAGATGTAACTGACAACCAAGCTTTATCTAATTCCAACAATCCTGTTGAGGGTGTAAGGAACATGATAGAGATACGTAATAATCCTACTCAAAAATACGGTACTCCTAACGGACCAATGTCTGAAGCATTTATTAGGAGAGCTGAATATACAGCTCCCGGAATGATGTTAGAAGAAATAAATTCAGTAGAGAAAATATTAAAAGCACGTCCAAGTTTTGAACAGTTAGGAAGTAAAGTTACTAACGATGCTTTAGATCAAGACTTACGTAGAACAGCTTATAATATTATTCAATTTCTAGATGATTCCGGTCATAGTAGATTAATTGATGTACCAGAAGATCAAGTAAGAAAATTTGTTGGCGGACCACGAGCTAGAAGTGAAATTATTGAAGGTGAACCTTTTGCTCATTTAAGTCCATCTCAAATTAAAACAGTAGACTTATTAATTGGTCAATTAGCTTTTGAAGCTAGAGATTTATCAAAAGCTGGACTAAGTGTTCTTAAAGATATTGATGTATCTGCTGATGGTTCACTATTAGATGGAATTTTAGCTAGACACTCAGCACTAGGTAGATTACGTAAAGAAGCAAGTTTAGCAATATCTACTAACTTACGAGCTTTAGGTACTGGTGGTATGTCTAAAAAAGATCTTATTGCTAGAGCTTCAGATGCTGCTGCAAGTGATACCGCAATGATTAAGGAGTTATTAAAATCAGATCCAGACAATGCCTTAATGGAAGGTTATCTACATTTTACTGCTACATCTAATGGCAGTACACAAACGTTTAAAGACTTTCAAGCTTTCTTTAAAGACAAATTAAAAGGATATAGAAACGGAGATAAATACCAAAGAAATGCAATCATAAATGAAATGCAAACAATGGGTATTAACTCAATGTTATCTGGTCCAAAAACTCCAGTACGTGCTGCAATAGGTACAGGTTTAGGTACTATTATGCGTCCTGTTGCTACCATTCTTGGTTCAATAGGAGAAGCAGATAATACTGTTTTAAAAGGTGCTTTTGCAAATATTGGAGGAATGGTTGATGCGCAACGAGAAGGTTTAAGAAAAGCAATAGCTGATTTTAATTCTTATTCCATGAAAGAAGATGGTTTTAGAGGTTTTATCCAAAATAAACAAGATAAAGATTGGGAAATGATGATGTCTTGGGCTGAAACTTACGGAACATTTGGAGATAAAGCTCAAGCAAAAATAGCTGATTCTTTACGCTACCTAAATAAATTACCAGTATTTAACTATGGTCCTCGTACTATGAGATCAATAGATACTTATTTTACGCAGATTATTGGTAGAGGTAGACAAAGACAACTAGCTTTTAATCACGTATATGAAAAATTACAAAGACAAGGAATTGTAGTTTCAGATGCTGACTTAGATGTATTAGTTAAAGAAGCTGAAATAGATTTTGAAAAAAGAGTATTTACAGCAGATGGAAAAGTATCGGATGAAATGGCAAAGTTTGCATCTGATGAAGCAAAACTTACACAAGAACTATCTGGTGTTGCAAAGGATTTTGACAAGGTATTTGAAAAATCCCCATATCTAAGACCATTCTTTTTGTTTGCAAGAACAGGTGTTAATGCTTTAACAATGACATCTAAATATACTCCGGGTCTAAATTTTTTTATAAAAGAACATTCAGACATAATGAGTAAGGCTTGGAATCATCCTGACATGGCTCAATACGGTATTAAGTCTGCTGAAGATTTACAAATAGCAAAAGCTACTATGAAAGGCAGAATGGCTATTGGTTATGCTTTCACATCAATGGCTGGAATTGCTGCACTAAATGGATACATAACAGGAAATGGACCACCTGATAGACAACTACGTGAATCATGGAGATCCGTTGGAAGATGGGAACCAAGATCATTTAAGATTGGTGATTCTTATGTTAGTTATGAAGCTCTTGAACCATTTAATGGTCTATTAGGATTAATGGCAGATATTGTAGATTCCCAAAAAGTTATGGGAGATGAATGGGTTGGTAATCAATTTGGTAAGATTTCTTATTTAATAAGTGCCAACGTAATAAATAAATCTTTTTTAGCTGGAATATTACAATTATCTGATTTGTTAACTTCACAAGGTAAAGATGCTCCAAGAGTAATGGCTAATTTTGTTAATAATCAAGTTCCATTAGGAGGATTAAGAAATGAAATTGGTAAAATTTTATCTCCGGGATTAAGAGAACTTGAATCAGGATTTTTACAAAGTATAGGTAATAGAAATTTATGGGCTGACATTAGTCCAGAAAACAAAATGTTACCTTACAGATATGATGTTTTAAATGGAGAAATAATTAGAGATTGGGATCCTTTAACAAGGATAATTAATGCAACATTACCATTTAATATTAATGTTGGAGTTTCTAATGAAACCAGAGAATTGCTTATGAGAAGCAAATTAAATTTAAAACAAACTTTTAATACAGGTCCAAATGGTGAAAGTTTAGAAAATCATCCAGATCTCAAATCTAAATATAGATTCTATATGGGTCAACAAAATATAGAAGCTAAACTAACAGAATTATTTGCCAAACATCCTGAGTTAAAAGAATCAATTATTAGGATGGAAAATGCTAGGCAAAATGGGGAAAACTTTGAACCTAGAAAGACATTACATGCAAAACATTTGTTACCAGTTTTTAGAGAAGCAAAAAAAACTGCTTGGTTACTTTTACTACAAGATGAAACATTAGGTGGTAAGGCAAGTTTATTACAACAAGAACATCAATTAGGACTCTTAGGTGATAAGGCTAGACAAAGAGGTAACTACGAATTAACAAATAAATTTACTAACGAAATTGAAAAAATTAAAAACCTACCCAAATAAATAATCCGCCCAGTCAAACACTTTTTTAGCGTAAATGGCTGTCACACAAACTCAATACACAGGAAACGGGAATACCGTTCTATACTCTTTTACATTTCCATATTTAGCGACAACAGACGTTAAGGTCAAAATTAACGGTGTTACGCAAGCGACAACTGAATACTCTCTCGCCAACGCTACAACAGTACAAATGAACTCAGCTCCAGCTAATGGAGCTACTGTCTTAATATTCCGAGATACAGATAACGACAATAAAAAGGCGACATTCTATCCCGGATCTGCAATTAAGGCTGAAGATCTAAACGACAATATAGACCAGATTCTATACGTTGCTCAAGATCT